CCGTCCCACCAATCCATGTCGATGAAGCTCGTCTCCGTGGTGACGAAGCGGTTCTCGATCATGCGCAGGTATTGATTGGGCCGCAGCGAGCGCCGCATCTCCGCGAGCCACGCGTCGCCCTGCCACGGCGCGATTGGCGTGTGGCTCCAGAACATCAGCAGCCCGTCGCCGGCATAGAGGTCAGTGCCGACCTGCGGCTGCTGCAAGCCGCGCCGGTAAAGCTCGTGCAGCAGCATGCTCTCGTTCTCGAAGCCGGCGTGCGACACGACCAAGCGGCAGCTGATCCGGCGCGTCGGCACCGGCACCAGCTCGTCCCAGAGCCGGCGGCTGCGTTCCGAGGTATAGCCCCATAGCTCGTCGAACACCGCGACCGTGGGATGGCCGCCGGCGGCGCTGGCGTAGTCCGTGGCCAAAGCAGTGATGACGGCGCCGGTGGCTAGGAACACGATGCGGTCGGCGCTGACCTTGGTCTCCCGCCGCAGCAGCGGCGACGCCTCGACGAGACGCCGGCAGGTCTCATAGACGCGCGACTGCGCCTGCTCCAGATCGTTGGCGACGCAGTAGGCTTCGGCGTAACGGTCGCCGAATAGGACGATGATCGCGACCACGAAGATGCCGGCGAACGTTGTCTTGCCTGATTTCTTGACCGCCGCGTAAATCAGCTCAGGAAAGAGCAGCCGGCCATCAGCCCCAAGAATGAAGGCGTACCGCATGAACGCGCGCTCGGCGTCGAGCAGCTCGAACGGCTGGCTGGTCTCGGGGTTGAGCAGCACCTCCTCGATGAAGGCGACCGGATCGGCGCGCCAGCGGGTAAGCGAGTTGCGGTCGAGCGTGACTGTCACGACGCCTCACCTCCGCCAAGATGCCTCCCAGAGCCCGAGAGAAGGCCGCTGGTGCGTTCTCGCGCAACGACCTCAGAGCTGCGCCGTTCCTCAAGGTCTGCATGCAGAAGCTCGCCGAGGCTTGGATTGACATCGCGAGCGACACGATCAATTCCGATGCGCTGCGCGAGGCGCACCAGGGTCGAGGACAGTGTCGCGTGCTCGGCGATGTCAATCTGTTCACCATTAGCAAGGCGCGCCTCGAGCTGCTCGGCCAACACAGCAGCAGCGGCGAAGCGACGGATGAGCTGCAGCCGACTCTCAGAACAAAGGTCGGCGCCGCCTTGGTCAACCAAGATCGCGCTCATGATGTCGCGATAGCGGCGCGCGACCGTGGATCGGCCATCTACGTCGGGCAACACGATCTTGCCGTTAGATACGCGGCTGCGAGCCTCCGCCTTGCGGGGAGTAATAGCTAAGCTATCGGCAGGCATCATGAGGGCATTTAGCGAGCGAATCCTGCCGCGGTAAATGCTCCTCGCTTCGCAACGTTTCCCAAGCCTTACAACGCATACAAACAATTTGACCGAGCGCGCGGCCCTGCGACATCGTTGCGACATGACCGGCGATCTTGAATAACATCAAAGGTTTGTGGCCCGACGCGCGGCTACGAAAGCCGCAGGTCACAGCCGAAGAGCGAGAGCGAAGAAACGGTCAAGCGGGCTCAGCAGCTCGACACAAACGGCACGAAGATTTTTCCTGGAATGGCCATCGAACATAGCGGGCTCAGCAGCTCGACACAAACGGCACGAAGATTTTTCCTGGAATGGCCATCGAACTGTTGTCAGGGGTGGAAGTGGTAGAAGGGGTAAAATCCTGTTTTGCAAGACTCCCCAGAAATGCCACTCTACCTCTATCCAGCATATTTCTCTGTCCCATCTCTATAGAAAAAACCCCTGACAGTACTGACAGCGCTGACAACCATTGCGGCGGTGGGCTAACTTTGTCAGTGCTCGAATTTTCCACCCCTGACACTCCTGACTGAGGATAGCGAATGAAAGATGTTCACGACTGGACTGAAGTCGATCTCGATGGAGTAGTGAGGGCTCGTGAGAAGGAGAACACCAGCCTCGACTACAAGGCGTCGGCAGCGCTCGATTTCAGGAACCCGAAGGCGGTAGAGAAGCGGAAAGGAACTCTGGGCGACAAACACCGCGAGGACTTAATCCGCGACGTGGCAGCGATGGCGAACGCGGAGGGTGGGTTAATTATCTACGGTATCACCGAGCGGAAAGGGGGTTACCCGAAGCAAGTCGATGACGGTGTCGATCCGAAGGTTGTCGATGCCGACACCATCGAGCGCATCATCCTTTCGAATATACATCCGCGGATGGAAGGTTTTTTCATCAAGCCTATCGAGCTCGAGTCGAAGGGCAACGGCAGATATGCCTATGTGATTTCAGTTCTGAAGGCGACAAAGAACGCACCACACCAATCCGACGACAAGATCTACTACAAGCGGCACGACGCGACGAAGCTGCCGATGGATGACAACGAAATCCGCGACATGATTGGCCGCAGCCTGGAATTCGGCAAAAAATTCGGCATCGCCCGGGACCTGCTGGTCGAGATATGTCGGATCATCGCGGCGGCGACCCAAAGGAATGCCATTCCGGCGGGCATTGGGGACATTTACGTCCCAAGGACCACGCTCTCAATCGCTGTGTCCAATAGTCTGCGCTCCTCGGGTGTTGCCATTATGTCGCTGCCTCGGCCACTGCGGGCGAACGCCGCGCGGCTGATCAACGCAACCGACGAGTACAACTCTATTGTCGAGATGGTGGACCAAGGACAAGGTGAGAAAGCGAGGCTAAACGAACCATTGCGCGGGCTCCTTCGAGAGATAATCGAAAATGGGAACCAAATCTGCGGCGGCTTGCTAGAAGTCCTCAAGGACGAGCCCTGAGCGGTTATCTAGACAGGGCACACCCTGTGCTGCAATGGCGCGACGCCTATGCCACCGACCGTGAACTTTTAAGTTCTCGGTAGTAACCGCTCGTTCTCTTATCTCCGATCCTTATGACTTCGGGGCCTCTCCACCCGAGGCGACGCATACACTTACCAAGTCGCTTGCTATCGCGATCGAGCAACTTGCTTTTGTGGATACCTAGGACGATCTCAAACAGGTCGCGGCTAAACACGCGCTCCTGTTCCTGCTCGATGGTACCAACTGCATCGATCAAGATGTCGTCCCACGGATCGTGATCTTCGCGCGCCTGCTGCTCGGCGCGCGCAGCTTCCCGAAGCTCGTGCTCCAGCACGATGGACGCGCCTTCGCGTTCCCGCTGTGCCGCCTCGGCCCAGAGCTGGTCGCGGTCGCGCTTCAAGGCTTCGATGTCGATGCTCGTCGTCTTTATCGGCCAGAACCGCCGGTCGGGCTCCTTCAGGTATTGGTCGTTGTTCGTTGTTGCGAGGAGCACGCACCGGCGCGGTTGATCTTTGCGGGCGCGACCGTAGGCCGGCCTGGCTCGGTCGTGGGTCCGTGAAGCGAAGGCCTTGATGTGCTCCACTTCGGTTTTTCGGATGTTCGACAGCTCGGCGATCTCATAGAGCCAGACCCCGGCCAGGAGCTCTTGCTGCTCCCGATCGCGCACGCCGAAGATCGACTGATCGCTGAAGTTCTCGACCCCGGCCAGGGTCTCAATCGCCTTCGACTTGTTGGTCCCCATCGGCCCTTCGAGGACGATGATCGGGTCGAACTTGGTGCCGGGGCATCGTGCGCGGCGGACCGCGGCGACGAGCGCGATGCGGCCGAACTCGCGGGTGAGCTTGGTGTCCTCGGCGCCGGCGTAGGTGACGAGCCACCGCTCAAGCCGCGGCACACCGTCCCATATCAGCGCGTCGAGGTAGTCGACGACCGGATCGAACTTGTTGTCCAGGCACAGCTGCATGACGGCGTCGAAGGTGTTACTAGCGCCTGGGTCGAATCCGAAGGCCTTGTGGATCTTGCTGCGGACCACGAGCACTTTCTGATCAATGGTGCCGCCGCTCTTGAGCAGGGGGCTTTCGACCAAATACTGATCGTGGAACACGTCATAGCGGCACTCGATCCCGAGCGCTCTCATGGCCCGGCGCGCGTTGGCACAGGTCGGTTTGGGCCTTCCGTACTTGTCGACCTCGGCCCAGACCGTCTCCTCCTCCGGCTCCTCCACGTCGGCCGCCGGTTTCGGCTGGCGCTCGGCTTGCCACTTCGCGAACGAGCGCTCCACTTCCTCGCTTAACCGGCCAGCGTATTTCTCGCCGATCCCGCGCGGGTACTGCTCGAGCATAGCGACGATCTCTTCGACCAACATTCCCTTTGCCGCTAGGTGCCAGACGACGGCTTGAAACAGTTCGCTACGCTGTCCGTTCGGCGCGCCATTCCGGATCACCTCGTCATAGTCGATCGAAGCGCCGGTCTCGTTGAAGTCGAAGGCGCCGGTCCGGTTCTTCGATCCACTCCTGGCCTTCGCAGTGCCCTTCGCCGCATCGTAGTGCGTCACGATCGCGGTGGCGTCGATCGGCTGTAGCTCAGCACCTCCGCCGATTTGCGCGCCGGTAATGGTGATGTACCGCTCGCAGTTTCGATATATCTCGATCGCGGCTTCCGGGTGAGGCGCATCCTTGATCGTCCAGCGACGCTGCAGCCGTTCGCCGGTGCCAATGCCGATGATCCTTAGCCCCTGGCCCGATGGCGTGCGCTCGACGTAGGCGCCTTCCATCGCTTCGAGCCACGCCTCCGCCCACGCCTCTGGCCGCCCCTTCAGGTCCAAACAATGATCGAGATCAACTGTAGTGAGGTCAGTCCCTCGCAGCATGAAGCCGAGCCCATCAATGCTGCCGTTGGCGCGGCGCGCAGCATCGAGCGTCGCGCCATAGTCGCTCCAGGTGCTCGGATCGTCGCTCTTGGCATTGGCTCCGGTAGGCGTGTACGGCGGCTTGGTCCACTTCCCGCGCCGCAGCACCCATCGCCACAACACCCAATGCGGTAGCTGACACAGCGGGGCGAGCGCAGCGGGCAGGTTGGCGAGGTCGGCGTTCTGTGACTTCGGCTTTTGCGGTTCTTTGATCATCGGCGTCGTCCGATCCGGCAGTAAATTGCGTGCAGCCACTTGCCTTGCTTCTCTGACGGCTCTCGCCGTGTGCACCAGCGCACCATGTCCTCGACGAAGTCGCGTTCCTTTGGGTTCAGGCGGCCGTTGTCTTTGCGTTCGATCTCTTGAGCCATCTCGTAGAACGAAGGCGGGTCGACACTGCTGAAGCCGACATCGACCGTCGCGGCGCTTTTGCCGTCGGCGAACGCCTGGTCGTAGATCCGCTGCGTCTCGGCCTGTGACAGCTTGCGGCTCTCGAGGCGTTCGGCGAGCGCGTGAATGTCGGTGCCCTCCGCCTTCAGCGTCCGCATTAACGCGTGCACGGCGCCGATGACCTCGCCGTCGTTCGGCGACGACAGTAGTTTGATCAGCTTCTGAATCTTTTCCACGTTCATGACCGCCAGCACCGTTCTCGATGGCCGCACAGCCGACAACGCCAGTTGTTCGGGTCGGTAGTGAAGCGCGGGAGAAGCTCGCCGGCACGCGTTGCTGCGATCACGGTCTCAGCGCGCATCGTCCACACACGCGCCACTCCGGCGTCGAACCGGACCGGCAGGTGGAGGCGCTCGCACGTATCGGCATTGATCGCGGTGAAGATCGCCGGGTTCTCCTCGACGCCGAGGAAGTGCTGGTAGAGGACGACCTGCGCCGCGTATTGCGGGTACGCTTTCTCCAAGCCGTCACGGTCGAGGGCGCGCCACCCTTTGGTGTTAATCGCCTTGTGCTCCCACAGGCACGGATAACCGATGTCGCTGACCTTCGGGCCGCTGACGAAGATGCCGTCGGCGTGGCCGCTGAGCATGCCATCCAACGCCGTGAACTTCAGGCGATCGTCGGGCGCGAACATGAACCCGGCGCGGAGGAAGTGCTCGCGCGATCGCTGCTCGAAGTAGTGGCCGCGGTCGAAGATGTCGCGCAGTCGAGCTGGATGCTCGGGATCGCACATCCAGTCGAACTGGATGCGCCTCAAGCACTCGTGCCCGATGGCGCTGGCACCGAGGTAGCCGCGCGTTTGCTCCGCGATCACACTCGCGTCGATCAGCGCGTTGAGCGCAACGCTGATTGGTTCGGCGGAACGGTTGGAGCTGTTGAAGTCGGGCACGGCAGGCTACCTCAGACGTCGATCAGATCGTTGAGCTCCTCCGGCGTCATCAGCGAGCCGCCTGCCGCGGCTAGCGCTTCCCGCGCTGTGACATCCGGCGTCCGCCGCGTGACGAGACCCTGGCCGCGATCTCGTGCCGCCATCGCTTTGCGGACCAGAGACAAAGCGTCGGCGAGGAAGGCGATCATGTCGTTACGTGGGAGGTCGGCGAGCGGCTTGGTCCAGTCGACATTGGAGGCGGCGAGCTCGGGAAGGATCGCCGCGATCGCTCCCGCGTCCCACGGATCAGGATCGAGATTAAGGGCGCGGATCGACTCCTCGACGCCGACGCCGCTGTCGGTCGCCTGCTCAGCTCGCGTGCTGATCCAGCCGAACAGCACGCCGGCGACGATCCATCCCCATTCAACATCGCTGAGGCGACCGACCGGCGTGTTCGGCGGCGCGGCGCCGCCGGAAACGACGGCCCGCGCCTGCTCGATGGCCGCGGCGGTCGCCCGCCGCAGCCAAGCGTCCTCGATCCCTGTCGGCGACGGAGGACGAACCTTAAACTTGACGCGCCCGGCCATCACTGCGCCCACAACGGCTTCGCGATCGGCGTCACGCTGGACGCCGCCGCCTTCGTTGCCGGCCTGGCCTCCTGGTTGATCGGGTGCCATTCCTTGCGGTCCGGCGTCACCACCTCGCCGAGGATGTTCTTCGCCTTGTACTCGCCGCGCGCCGGCTCGACGCCGATTTTGGCCATGAAGCGGATGCCGTCGAAGTCCGCAAAGTCGGCGGTACGCGCCCTCTTTGCCGCCTCGGAGACCTCGGTCGGCTTGATACCGCGCGCACTTTCTAAGATCGCGCGCAGCTTACGCATCGTGATGTCGGCGGCCTGGGCATGGCCGTCGGTAGTGCCGGAAGTGATAAGGAAGCCCCAAAACTTCCGTTTTGCGTAGTCGCCTTCGACGACGATGAACTCGGCGTCGAGGCCTTCGGCATCGCCCTTTTGTGTTCGCTTAAACAATCCGCCCTCGCCGGCGTTGCCGGGTCGGACGATCATCTGCACGACGGCGATCGTGCCGTCGGGTATCACTTCGAAAGAACGCTGCTCACCTGTTCCGTTAAAGTCGTAGGACATTAGCTTTCTCCGTTCACTTTGAGGGCAGCTGATGAGGACGAGACCGCTGCCCGAGGCCCCGTGAGCTTGTGAATAAGTTTTCCGAGATGCGGCTCCTCGATCTGATCGAGGCGCCCGCTGCGATCCTTCGCTGGATAGTTCCAACGGTTCGGCGATGTGCAGATAAAGGTGCGTGTCGGGGCGCCGTCGCCGAAGTCGATCCAGTTGAAGGTGACTACCTGATCAGCGATCGCCGGTAGCTCGCGCCCGGTGCGTGAGCCTTCGAGCTGGAGACGGTGCTCAGTGCGGTTGAAGTCATCGACGACGGTCTCGAGGACGCCGGCGAAGATGACGTTGACGGAACGCGCCTGTTGCAGGTGCATTGCCCACGCAAGCATCTCGCGGGCGTGCAGACCGTAGGCGCCGCGAAGGTCTTTCTTGCCACTGCGGTCGGAGAAGGATTCCGGCTGCTGACTCGACCAGGCAAAGCTCAGCCGGCCGGCGGCGGTGATGGAATCGATGAAGTAGATCCGATAGCGGCTCAGGTCGCCGAACCGATCTTGGACCGCGGCGTAGTGCGCAGCAGAGTAACAGGCGTCAACTGGCACAGCGGGGTCTGCGCCAGCCAGAGCAACGGCGATGTCTCGACATTCCGGCCAGGTGCGCGGCCGCAGCGTGTCGACGGCGAGGTCCTGCACGGCGAGGTCACCGGCCTCGATGTCGATGAACAGGATCTCTTTTAGATTGACCGTTCGCAGCAAGGACGTCTTGCCGACGCCGGTCGGGCCGACGATGAGCGTCTTCGCTCCGCGTGGAGCTGTGACCCGCTGGTCGGCAGGGATGATTGTGACCGACATTGTAGCCCTTGCCCTTCCTTTTCCGGCGGGCTACATCGTCATCTGTCGCTGATCGACGTTGCCCTGAAAGTTGGTCGGCGCGGCGGGGTTCGAACCCGAAGTGATCGGCGGATGTAAGCCGCCCAGCCTGCCCAGGCTCCGCGCCGCAGAAACGCGAAAGCCGCCTCTAAGCCGAGGCGGCTTTTTGCATCTCAATAGCTGCGTCCCCTTCGAGTTTCGCGACGTCTTCGGCGATCGTGCTTTTGCGAGCGGCGATCTGTTCGCCGATGTTGAAGAAGCGAAAGCGCTTCTTCTCATGCCAGTAGTAGACTTGGCGTTCCGTCGCGCCCATGAACTGGGCGATCTTTTTGGCGCCGACCAAAAGGTCCAGCGTGTCCACTGCCACCAACGCCTGGTCGTAGCCGCGCTGTCTGGCATGGAGCTGTTTGAGGCTCATTTTAGGCTGTCTCCGCGTTAGACCTTGCCCACGGAGGGACCAAGTCCCTTCACTAGTCCACATACCATCACAAATATTCATTTGCAAGGGGACTCGGGACCTGGTACCTTCTGTCACAAAGGGTCCCATCCAATGACGACAAGGCTCACGGTCGGTGAAATTGCGAAGCGTATTCAGGAGCCGGACGAAGATCTCACGGCGGTTGTCGACCGCTTGCGCAACTGGACGGACGAAGGCTTGTTGAAACCGCTTGATTATATTCCCGGCACCGGACGCGGACGAAAACGATTTTATTCAGAACGAACACTTATCGACGCACTGGTGCTCAATGCTCTGACCGAATTAGGCATCCCCGCGGTGCGGATCACGCGCATCTGTGGCAAGTTATCGGGCACAGAAAAAACGTTTCCCCTCTTGCGTCTCGCAAGGATGGCCTTCGAACAGACCGAGGAGCGGGAACGAAATGGCGAGTGGTGCTGGCTTAGCATTAACCGCGATCCGTCCCGCAAAGAGTTGGGGCCGACCGCGATCCTCCATGTCACCAAGGACATCCACGATCCGTCAGAATCAAAAAGAGTAGACGATCTAACAAGGTCGTTCGAGGACGTAAGGATTCCGCACTGGAGCCAGGCGAGCATCGTCCTCAATCTCACGAAGTTGTTTCAACGCCTGCAGAACCCGGGGGAGAAGTAATGTCTAGCATCCGAAAGCGAGTGTGGACGTCACGCGGCGTTGAGAAGAGCGCGTGGATCGTTGATTATTTTGATCAAGCCGGCAGGCGGCGCCTCAAGACCTTCCCGACCAGGAAAGCCGCCGATGCCTGGGCAATCATCACACTCAATGAAGTCAGGCAAGGTGTGCACACGCCGAGCAGCACCAGTGTGACGGTCACAGAAGCCGCCGGACGCTGGATTGACCATTGCGAAGCCGAGGGCCTCGAATTCGGTACGCTCGTGCAGCGGCGACAGCACCTCAATCTTCACATCGCGCCGTTCATCGGTCGGGAAAAACTCGCTGCTCTCACCGCGCCTCGTATCCATCAGTTCGATGCGGACCTGAGAAAAGCCGGCCGCTCAGTGGCGATGCGGCGGAAGGTGCTAACGAACCTGAAGACGATGCTCAGTTTCGCGCAGGGGCAAGGACTCGTGGCGCAGAACTGCGCCCGCAGCGTGAAAGTTAAGAGCGACGATCGCCAGCGCGCGACCGGCCAACTCAAGGAGGGCCGCGACTTCCCTTCCAAAGCCGAGATTCGCTTGCTGATCGAGAACGCACCCGACCGCTGGCGCGCTTTCTTAGTGGTCGCAATCTTCTGCGGCTTACGGGCGAGCGAGCTGCGGGGACTTCGTTGGCAAGACATCGATCTCGAGACGGGCAAGATCAGCGTTACGCAGCGGGCCGACGCGTGGCTGAACATAGGGCCGCCGAAGTCAGCTGCTGGCAGGCGTGAGATCCTACTCACCCCCATGGCGATAAACGCCCTGAAGCAGTGGAAAGCCGCCTGCCCTACCAGCGAGCTCGACCTGGCATTCCCGAACGGCGCCGGCAGGATTGAATCTCACCCCAACATAATCAAAAGGATATGGAACCCGCTGCAGATTAGATGCGGACTTGTCGACAAGGATGGCGAGGCCCGCTACGGTTTTCATGCCCTGCGCCACGCTGCAGCATCCTTGTTCATCGCTCATCTCAGCTGGACGCCAAAGCGCCTACAGGCCGTGATGGGCCATTCCAGCATCGCCATGACGTTCGACAAATATGGCCATCTGTTTGAAGATCACGAGAGCGATCGCGAGGCCATGAAGAAACTCGAAGCTGCCATTGTCGCCGCCTAGGAAGCCAGCAACTGATAAAACGGACAGCGCTGTGACCGAACAATCGGCAGAGATCAACAAAAAAGTTCTCAAGCGGCTTCGGCAGCTGTTTGCGATGATGGGCTCGAGCAATGTTTCAGAACGCGAAGCCGCTCGGCAGAAGATTGATGAGCTGCTCACAAAGTACCGCAAAAACTGGAACGATCTCGTGGAGCTGCTGCAAGCCGACGGCGACACCTCCGACATATGGAAGGCTGCATGGGATGATAACCGCGGCGCCGGGCCGCAGGCCGGCAGTGCCGCCAATGCCGGTTTGCCGGAAGCGGCCCTCAAGGAGCCGCCGAACGTGCTCGAGCTCGTCCACTTCATCCTCGAGGAGTACATCGACATGAAGCCGCACGAGCACGTCGCGGCAGCGCTCTGGGTCTTGCACACTTACGTCTTCGATCGCTACACGATCTCGCCGCGCCTCGCTTTCACGTCGCCCGTCCGCGGCTGCGGCAAGACGACGGCCTTAGCCGTTATTGAACAACTGGCTTTCCGCCCTGAGCGCATGGACAACGCCACGCCCGCGGTCATCTATCATCTGATCGACCGGCTCAATGGTTCGCTGCTGATCGACGAGGCCGACAACATCGGTCTGAACGTGAACGGCATCCTGCGAGCCGTGCTCAACAGTGGTCACCGCAAAGGCGGCAGCATCCGACGCGTGATAAAGGGCGAGCCGAAGAAATTCTCAACGTTCGCGCCGATGGCCATCGCCGCCATCGGCAGCCTGCCATTGCCGCTGATGCAGCGCGCGGTCATCGTGCACATGGAGAAGACCGTCGGCAGCAACGTCAAGCGCTTCGACGTGAGCGACGGCGAGACGATGCGGCGGATCAACATCGTCTACGGCCTCGTGACGAAATGGGCGCACGGCAAACCGACGCTCGACCTGGATCCAGATCTGCCAAAGGGTCTGAAGAACCGCATCGCCGACAACTGGCGCGTCTTGATCAGCATCGCCGATTGCTTCGGTCCCGCCTGGGCGCGGCTCGCGCGCGAGGCGGCGGTGACGTTCGCGAACGCCTATCACGACGAGGACGTCGGCGTGATCCTGCTGGCCGACATCCGCAGCATCTTCGACCGCACGGCAGCCGATCGGATGCTCAGCATCGACCTGGTCGCGGCGCTGCTGGAGATCGACGAGAGCGGCTGGGGCGAGTATCGAGGCCCGCACGACGACCAGCACCCGCGCAAACTGAGCCAGGGGGAGATGGCGCGATTGTTGCGGCCGTTCGGTATCCGGCCGCGCTCGGTTTGGCTGGTGGGCAAGCGGCTGAAAGGCAGCAGCAGCAAAAAGGGATACCACCGCTACAATTCCCTTATGTGCCGCTGTGCCGGTTCACATGGCGTGGGGTATGAGAGGCAGCGCCTCTTGGACTTCTGCGACAAGGCTGCGACATGGCGCCGAATTCTCTCGCGACATCAACGGGACTCGCCAGCCTTCTAAGCTGAAGGTCGCAGGTTCGAATCCTGCCGGGGTCGCCAAATAAACCAAAGACTTATCCATCCCGGCGATGAGCATTTGAGACTCGCGTTAGCTGCATTTTTGAGACTTTTGCTCCGCTTTCGTTCCGCATCTTGCGACGCCCCTTCAGACGAGCAGCGTCGGTATTTCGCACTGCTTCGATGTCAATTGGCGCGTACGTCTTATGCAGCATGTTCGACCTCTGGATCGAGTTTGCCAGCTTAGCAGAGAGACCAAGCGGCCCTGCATCGCCGGCAATCGCCTCGACCACGCCAGAGCGCCGCATGTCCATTAATCGGCGCTTGTCGCCAGGGAATGCCAGCTCACGCACGTCGGCGAAGTCATCCGAGAGAGTGTCCGGGCGATACGGGTTATTGGAGCGGTTGCGGAACAGGACAGCGTTAGGGTGCAGGTCCGCACCAAGGCGATTGAGATAAAACTGCACAAGCCGTTCGGTGCGCACCGACACCGTACCGATCGCGGCGCGTCCGGTCTTGGTCCGACCATCAGCTTGTCGATCGAAAACCAAGCGGTCGGCGTGAAGCGCGCGATGCCGCTGGGCGAGCGTGCGAACATCGACCGGCGAAAACTGTGTGTCCCATGCCGTCGCGATGATGCAGGCCATGCCGTGATAGCCATTCCGCCATGCGGTCTTGACCAGTCTCACAACTTCACCTTCCGACCATCGCTGCCATCGTGGTGCGGGTGCTCGATTGCGTATCCCAAGCGACGGGTCGGCGGTGCATGCGACCTTCATGCCAAGCATAATCTTCCAGAACGTTCGCCAGACCCGCAGAGTCTTGTGGGCAACACCTCGACCGTGCGCGCGTTCTAATGCTGCGCGCCACTTCGACATCATCTCGAACGTGATCGTGTCGGGCGCAACGTCACCCCACATATCCCGGATGCGAAACCAGGCCGGCCACCACACCTTGACGCGCGCTGAATAGGCTCGCGCCGACCACTCCGGCGTACGGATGTATGCCTGAAAGGCCGCGCCGATTGAATTAGGAGGATACCGGCGAGCAGCTTCCGCCTGATCGCGCGACAGCTTGTCCAAATCGATAAGCGGAGGTGCGTCACCCTTGCGTACTGCCTGCCATCGCTCATTCCATTCCGCCGCCAGTGCCCAAGCCTCGGGGCCATCGCCGCCACACCTGACGATCTGAAAGCCAAGCGCGCGCATTTTGGGGGTCGGGCGCCAGTAACCGCGCCCGGCGATCACCGAGTAGTAGGGTTTCTTGATCTTACCCATGCAGCCGTCGCAGCCGTTCTTCGAACACCGCCTCAGCGTGCGCTGCGGTCCTCACCGCCGTCAATTCGGGAAAGAGCTGGGGATGGCGCAGCAATCGCCACCTTTCCACAGCTTCGATACAGTAAAGGCCAGTGGTTGGATCCGGCCCAGGGAAACCCCGCTCGCGCAATTCGGGGCGTCGTGCCTCAAAATCGGGCACCGAGAGGCCAAGCAGTTCAGCGACCGTCGCGGTGGCGACGTCGCCCCGGGCGGGAATGCGCCGAGGCCGAGTCATGCCGTTTTGCCCGTATCGGCGTTAACGTCGGAAACCACTTGGCTCAAAGCTCTATCGCAACGCGCCCCTGCAGTTCCCAATTCAGCTATCTCTGCAGCCAGAGAGAGTCGGACGACGACCAACGGCTCCTGGCGGTCGGCCTTGACGATCAGCAGGTCGCGCTCGGCAAGCCAGCTGTACAGCTCGCGAAACCCGTCTGCCCGGGCCTTCACTTCGACGCAGAGATCGCGACCGAGCAGCGGTACGGAGAGGTCGCCGCCGAAGCGGCCGCCGACGGCTCCGGAAAGCGGCACCCTCGCGGCAGCCAAACCATGCGCCTGCAGCAAGCGCACCAAGGCCCGCTCGGTCCGGTCGCCCTTGCGGCGGGGAGCGCGGCCGCCGCTCATGGCCAGGCGCTCCGCGACCCGCAGCAAGCCAATAAGGCCTCACCTGGGGGCGTCTGAACACCTCTGAACACTTTCCCAATTATCGGCGTTACGCGCGCGCGCGCGTAACGTCTATAATGCGAAAGGTGTTCAGAGGTGTTCAGACCGGCCATTTCACGCCTTCACCGTGAGGTTGCCGAAGCCCTTTTGACCGGCACTGTTGCGTTTTTTCGCAAAGCCGCGGTCGGCTAGAGCTTCTGACAGGGTTTGGGCGCTGCCTGGCTTAATGTTGCGGCTTTCGCACCATGCCTTCCAGGAGGCGAAAAGTTCCGTGGTGCGGCTGAACGCAAACTCGCCGCCGTCCTCGGTGCAATCATCCAGCCATTGCTGCAGCGTGTCCTGGTCGGCGAAGTAGGCCTCAGTGGCATCGCGTACGATAGCCGGCGGTGCCAAGCCCATACGCTGCCATTCCAGGCAGCCGTCGACGCACCAGCGCAGAATTGCAGGCCATTCCCCTTCCAGCCTCTGCATCAGTTCCGGATCGCGCTCGACGAGCGGTATCTGCACCGTGAACGGCACCAGCAGCAGGCGCCGACGTATGGCCTCATCTACGCTGGTCAAGCGGGGTTTGTGATTGCCGCAGATGAATAGCTTAAAGGTCGGCACGAAGTCGAAGAAGTCCTGCCGCATGAACCGGGCCGTGATCCTGTCGCCGCCGGTCAGCGCCTTGATCTTGGTTTCGTCCCAGCGGCGCCCCTTCTGCGTCTCCTGGGCGATCACCAGGCGTGCTCCGACGAGCTTGGCAAGATCAGTAGGGTGGCGTTCATTATGGCTGGCGATGAACGTCGACATGTCGGCGACAGTCGCGTAGTCGCCGAAGATCTTGGCAATGGTGTTGATAAAGGTCGACTTGCCGTTGGCGCCGGTGCCATAGGCGAACACGAATACATGCTCGCTGGTGAAGCCGGTGCAACAATAGCCAATATATCGCTGCAGAAAGCGTTGCAGCTCGGCATTGGCATCAGTGACGCGATCGAGGAAGTTCGTCCAGAGCGGGTGCGGCGTCCCGGCCGCAGCACTCTGGCAAGCCGTCTTTTTCGTTATGTAGTCGAGCGGGTCGTGTAAGCGGCTGTCGGCGTTTCGCAGGTCAAGAGTGGCGGCTGGCGCTTCGCCATCGCAGGTGTTCAGAAGCCAGTCGTTTGCATCCCACTGCGCGGCAGTAGCTGCCAAGCGGCGATCGGCTTTGGCGAGGCGTTCGACGGCGGCAACAGTTGCAGCGGAAGCGACTGCGCTGGCCGGCTTGTCACATTGCAGTGCTATTTCGCGACAGATCGCCCGCGCCCGATCATATGCATGTAGGGTGTCGTCCTGTACCCAGCGCGTTCCGTCGAAATGCAGCCATCGCCCTCGTGCCGCGACGTAGCGCAATTCGTGCGCGTGCCGGTCGGCAAATGCGAGCGCGATCGCATCCTCGGCCGTCGGCGGGAGCTCGCCGCTTTTCTGGAGGGCCGCAAGTTTGATGACGTTGTCCATCAGGACGCGCCCCGACGCTGAAGTTCACGGGCGGCAATGCTGTCCACAATGCTGGTAATTTCGGCGGCTTCGAGTGGCGGACGGCAGCGGACCGCGTTCCAGACTTTGAGCATTTCCAAAGCGACAAAAGGATCGACGCGGCGGCGCAGCAGGTGCCCCGCCAAACGGGCGACGCTATGGTTGCGTCGTCCTTCATCGACGCCGTCGCAAACCAGGTCGCGCCATTCGCCGGGGGCTGTGGCGAGTTCGCTCTGGCCGCCCTTGGGTTCTGCGAGCGCGGCCAACAGCCATCCTGGTGCTTGCGCAAACGCACTGGCGCTGTCGACGCTCCAGCAGTAACGCCGACCGCTTGGATGCACGCTCGGCGGCACGAGGACGTAACCGCCGTCGCCGCGGATGTCGATTCCGGGGGCGAGCTTGCCCGCGGAATTGCGAACTGGCTTCTGCGGATATTGGAAAAATAGATGCCGGCCACGCGCCGTTATCGACTCAACGGTGGCTGGTAGCCAGCCGTGTCTTGTTTCAAGTTTTCTAAGCTCGTCCTCGGCCTCGAAACTGTCGATGTCGGTAACAAATATGCCGGACCCTGGCCCTGTCGCGACCGCAACATTGAATTCCGGCTCTTCTCGCCACCATAGTTTGATCGTGTCCAGATCAGTCGTAGCGTCTTTCAAACCATTGGCCGTTGCGGGCCGCTTATCCCTCACTCTGCATGGGAACACGCAGAGACCACGTTCGGCGAGGCGCAGCGCTGTCTTAATCATGAGTTTGCCCTGGGTGGATAAATGCCGACGGCCTTCGCTCCTAGTCAGAAGGGTATTCCGTCATCCATGTCTGCCGGCGGCTCGTCGCGCTTTGGCAGTGCAGGAGGCTGCAGTTCCCTCGGTCTGCGAATACGAACGCAATCGACGGTCTTGCCGCCCATCTGCGTAGTTGTGGGATAGAGTTCGATCTTCTGTCCCGGCCAGAAGTCGGTGTCATCGCCACAGATGTCCGCGACCGTGTCAAAGTTCGTCACGTTCAACGGCATGGCCTTTTTGTTGCCAACGAAGTACAGGACAATTTTCTGCTGTTCTTCGCCCTGGGTGTTTTTCAGCGTTTCAAAGGGTGCATGGTCGATCTCAACGACCCGTGCTTTGCCTTTCAGATCGCTTGCCTTAAGGTACTTGCCGGGAAACACTTCATCACGTTTCATTTCTACACCTCTTGGTTTATGGCGTCGTCTCGGATTGCTCACGGACTCGTCCGCGACGCCGGTCGGAAGAGCCGTGTTTGCCTGAAGGTGGATACGTCGCCATCGCGTGCGGCCGTCGCCTGACAAGAGCCCAAAAGATCCCGTCATCGGCGAACCCGGGCACGACGGGCGAACCGTCATCAAGATCCGCGGTCATGGCGTGATCAACGATCAGTGTGTTGCTGGCGGCGGTCATGACAGCCGCCCTCCCAGCATGCGTGCTGACCTGATCGGCGCGTCAGCAACTATTGGCGCGCCGTCCGGCCGCAGCACAATCATCGCGCCTGGCCATTGCCGCCGGCAGGCGGCGATAAATTTTGTGATCTGCAGAAATTCTTGCGCGTTGGCTGCGTCAGCGTGGCGTTGTTCCGGTCCGCCAGTCCGTGCCCGCGCTGCTGCAGCGAGCGTCGTGCCCCTGTCCGGCGGGCCGTCTGCGGCCTTCGTCATGGCGCGGCCTCCCGCGTGAGTTGCTGGCCTGGCCGACGAGGATTTGGCGCGATCAGCGAGCCTGCGGCATACCTTTGCGGGCGCTCCTGCCGACGACGAAGCCGCGGTGTACCGTGCCGATCATCCGCGACGGTCAGCTCCGCGCCCTCGCCGATGGACCGGATGGCCAGAGCGAG